TGTAAGTGCCTAGGTCAGAATTTAGAGAAATCATAGTGTAGTCCATATAGGATGATACCACTCATGTATACTCTACAAATGTCTCTAGAAGTCGGATACGGAGCATTGCAATGTCTCCGGAAACGCTGTATACCCTTAGTTCTAGCCGGTGGACGAGACATGGTCTTACTAGAGTCAGGATGGATAGATAATGTTGGAATTCCCGAAGACTTTATAAAAGCCCGTTATGATTCTGTCAAAAATCATATTGTTATGGGTGCAGAACCATTGAAACGATGGAAATGGATTGCTGCCTCTACTCCCCAAGTGGATATGACGGAATTTTTTAATAGTCTACGGACTAATGTTTCTATTAATGATTCAGAAGTTATACTGCTATATGCACATCAAACAGGTAAAATACCATCTAGTCCTCTGTCGGTTACATTTAGAGATGGGTCCGAAGGCAAAGTAGAATTTAGACTGTGATTACATCTTCTGATCCGTATGAGGCCTATAAATGACCTCAACTAACTTCACTTCCTCGTGGAGAACTACGATGTCTGTCGACTTGTGGAACGCCTTGGCATCGGCATTCCACAATTTGATGATACAGAACCCTTTTTTGGGACTCATTGTTACACCAACTATTGGGTTTTCAGGACTAGTTGCGACACCTAGAGCGGCAGCTATGAGATAACGCTGGAATACTTCTGCGGCACATTTACGGCCAACCTTGATACAGTAGGAACCGCCACGGATGTTTGCCTTGTTCTCCCATAATGGAGATGTCTCACCACGCATGGCAAACATCATTCCATTCACTATCTTGGATGGCCCAAACTCTCGTAGAATAGAGCCCATAAACTCCCATGAGTCCATTGTACTAATTCGCTTGTAGCTGTCAGGAGTCCACGACTTCTCCTCTGGTTCATGAAAGTAGAGCGTCCACGATCCAGTGGGAATTGCATGTGTTTCTTGTTCGCCTGGAGGAAGGGCCGCGGCCTGGGCAAAGGTGAGCGTCGGCATCGCTATGTCTTTCATAGCCATGTCGAAGTTTTAAGCAGTAGGTAAAATAGGTGTCAACTTTTATTTGACCCGACCTTCCTGGTAGTATAATTTTGTGCGTTTATAGTATATGGTCCAGTCTAGACGCAATACCAGGTCCCGGAGAAGTCAGAGGAGTCAGAGTCAGAGGAGTCAGAGGAGTCAGAGGTCCCGGAGGAGCCAGAGGAGTCGGAGGAGTCAGAGAAATCAGAGGGGAGGATTGAGCCATTTACGTCCGTGTCAACCAGAGGATCAAAAGGCATATAGAGATTGGGTAGATGCACAAACAAGATTAGGTCAATTACCGCTTGATCCTAGACGCAATAAAGCACCATGCGATAACTCTTAAGCTAAAGTCGACGTGTTTTTCTGCGATTTTTAGAGGTTCTTTTACGTCGTATCGATTTTGCACCACCATAACGATATGGACCTGATACATGCTGTATAGGTTGTCCTTGACCTTGACCTTGACCTTGATACATTCCTGCTAAACCTAAACCTAGACCAGGGGTACCAAAACTAAATGATGCACTAGATGGTGTACGCATGTTAGGACTTTGTTGCATTGCTTTTCTAAGAGCATTTATATTAGATTGTGTTGGCGTACCATGCCATGGTCCAACCATTTGTTGCCCTGATGCTAGTCCTAATGCATTATAATAACCTGGATTAACTGCCCCTTGTCTTTGTTCTTGTGCAAGTTGATTTGCATACAAAGAAGCTTGTTCTGGAGGAAGCAAACCACTCTTTCTATGAGGAAGAGCAAGTGCTTGCTCTGCCGTATATCCTTGGTATGGATTTGGATTTGGTGTAAATCGTGGACCTAGAGTTGCTGGGTTTGCAGGAGTAGCATAAGACCAAGGTGTTCCATGAGCATTATATGCTGGTGGAACATTTACATTCATATTAGACATTCTATATTAAACGGTCATTAAAAACGCAAAGCGTTTTAACTTGATTCGTTATGTCTCTGAAGGTTTCACCGAGCTAAGGCTCTGCCTTAGCGAAGGAATAACCAGAAGAGACTATGTCTCTGAAGGTTTGGTGAGCGCAGGCGCCAAAGCCAACCGGATCTCACCCAGGCCCGCTACATTATACTCCACAATAATCGGATAATCATTTTTCAGATATAATGAAATATCCGAACACAGACTAGTGCACTTAGTAAATAGAATTAAATGCTTCAAAAAGAAATTACCTTGAACAATCTCACTAGCTGTCTTAACTTGTGTTAGACCATTCTGACCAATACTAAACACCGTCTCTTGTTCTGCATAATCACCCTTGCAACGGAATACAAGCTCTTGACTAGCCGATTGAATCTCTACTACCTCGCCCAGAGTATGCATATCCCGCACAATCTTTTGAAAGTCCGTTGAGGGCATTGTAATAATCGAGGGAAATTGAACCGGAGGAATCTCAATAGGTTTAATATCAAGCTCAATCAGATTTAAATGAAAATGAGTTACCATCTGTTTTTCACCATTCAGAATCTCAATACCCAGCTTGGTTGTATCGGACTTTTTCATATAAAGTACGATGCTCTCATTGTTAGACATGGTCTTCACAAGTTTGAAAAAATTAATCATATTAAGACCTAGAATATGTTTCTGAGGACAGAAATACTCATCAAATCTGTCTCCCTTGAGCTTCAGATGTACTAGGATAGTATGTGTACCATCCATGGCCATAATTTTCATACCCTGACTATCGAACTCCATGTTTGCATCTGTCAAAATGTCTTTTACTGCCTCGATTAGAGTTCGAAAAGGAGCAGCCTTGACAGTTCGAATTCGAAAAAGAAGATCGGGGTCCATTCTACTGAACGCAAATGATGACTGGGTTTAGGTAGGGGATTAAGAACTACGTCTTGTTTTTTTCTTACGTTTGGTTATATTTTTATATAACATATATCCCGCGGCAGGTATAAGTCGGAGCCCATTAGTAGCAAATGATGACATTAAAGTTGGTGTAAATCCTCCTTCCTGAATCTTAGGTTTACCTCTTCTTGTTGTAGCTGTAGACCAACCATTTGACTGTAAAGGAATCTGTGTATTTCCTTGTGTAACCCGTACTGTAATATTAGATGGTACTGTTACTGGTACTGTTACTGGTACTGTTACTGGTACCTGTACAGGTACAGGTGCAGGTCTCAGAAGTGCATTACGATAAGGTGTACGTGATTTAGATTCTGTTATTAATTCTGATTCTATTACTGGTTTTTCTTCAGATGCAATGTTAGCTTGTAGACGTCTTCCTTCAATTAAATAATGTAATTTATCTATTGCTGCCTGGCTTTTGAGGGCCTTCAGTTCTAACAGTGCATTTACTATATTTACTTCTCCCTTGTCACTAAACGTTTCTAAATATTGTTCTAATAGATTTTTGATTAAACTCTTAGACTTACCCCATGTCTTTGCATACCACGGTTTGGCTATTTCTTTATTAAGTTCACGAATAATACTATTGTAACTACTGTAATTTGTCTTAGTTGTTGGATTAGGTTTATATTCACGAATAGCATCTTTAAGAGCTTGTATAAGAGCATCCTTGTTTGCCGTAGTATGATGCATTTGAAGAGCAGTTGCAGCATCACGTATTTTATCATTTTTAATCAATAAAGTGTCTTCATGCCCATATTTTTCTATGAATTCATTCACCAGTTTACTTGGATTTGGTCCCCAAAAATGCCACGACTTTTTCTTTAAAGTCTTGCGTAGACGTCTTAAATTCGACATCAGTGGATTAAAATTGGTACTCTTTTTACTAGGCATAGGCAATATAGGATTATATGCATTAAACATCTCACGTTTCTCTGCTCTTTCTTCTAACATTTGAGAAACATAAGGTGAGAATGCAATAACTCCAGACTGTAATAAAGTTAAAAATGGCTTGAATCTTCTCATAAAAGCTCCTTGAATAACATAAGAACGTTTAAATGGAGAATCACCTATCGAATCATCAATTTCTGCTGCTACTTGAATCCATGCTGTATCAGAAATAGGTAATTGTTCCATACCACTATAACCTCCTCTGCTCAAAATTTGATACTTATCTGTCATAGGATTAGTATTTGAACCAACAATAGTAAATAACTGTTGGTCCCATGCAACTTTACGGGTCAATTTCTCAGATATAATAGAATTTGTTGCAAAATCTGCTTCTAACTCTTTAGATCTTTGTTCTAAAGATGCATAATATGTTTCAAAACTAGTACTGGATAAAATAGGTCCATACAATCTAACAGTAATACCCATGTCAGAACATATTGTATCTTGATATATATCTCCTGCATGATTATATGATAATAAAATAAGATGATCATTGAGTGGCAAAGGAATTTTTTTTTGACCAAAATTTTGTTCTATTGATCTTCCACTTAGTAATTCATGTAATACACGAATATTATTTATAGAACTAGACTGTACTATTGTACGAATAGCATTATATGCATCACGAATATTAGGATCTGATAACCAGGCCCGTTCAAAGATATGAGTTGTAGGATAGTCACTGAGATCAGGTGTAAATAATGGAGGTTGAATAGTTGGATTGTATCCTAGATGCATATCAAGACCTATTTTTTGTAATATACGCATTGACCATTCTACTTTAGACTCTCCATGGTATCCTGGAACATAGACTAAGAGAGGAGTGGCAGGATAATTTAATGGAGGCCAGTTTATTGTTGCCATATTAACATTATATATCTTGAGGAAAAGTCCATTTAAGACTTCAGGTTCATTTAAATTCAAACTACGGATTTTATTTAAAACCCAATTTTCATCTTCTAGAGTAAGTTCTTGTAATTGAACTAATAGTTGATTAAATGTCCAATTATTTTCTGAAATAAGATGTCTGTATATTTGTTTTAAGGGATCGGCATATTTTAAGATATTCGGATCTCTTGTAAATTTTTCTAATGGAAACTCCATCCCTTACTTTATGCAATTAAAATCTACCTAGACCGGATCGTACCATGGTATCTGTACTGGTGACTAGGTCACGACCGGTCATTATTGGACTTGTTCCGCTAAACTGTGCACCGGGTTGATACATTGCAAGAGGAAAACCTCCGCGCTGATTTCTCCGTGTCTTTCTGTTTTTGGACTGTCTGGATTGTCTGGACCGTCTGGATTTAGTTTTGCGACTAGATTTTGCAACCATTCTAACAGGGAGGTCTATTACTTTTGACCCAACAATAAATGCATCTAGATTGCCAAATTTTTTGTGGTATCTCTTAGAAAATTTAGGCCACACTACAGAAGTCAAAAAAGATCCATGACCAACAATTATAATATCTTTTGAACAATCAAGAGTAGAAATATGTTCTAGAACATCTTTTATACTCGGTTTCCTATATGTCTGACCGGCTGGAGTATTTTCTGGAATATTACCATTTTCACCAAAACAAGGTAGAATTATACCGCGTTTACTAGGAAAAAGTGCTGACAATGTCTGTTTAGCACGTCTTAAAGGACTCGATGCGTAAATAGCCGTATCTAGATGTATACCTTCTGCTTCGAGTCTCTTACGTAGAATGGGTCCATACGACTCTACTACAATCTCGCCTTCTGCGGAAAGTCCAGGATCTCTTAGCTGAGAACCGTCAAGACCTTGGTCTCTCCGTTTATTTGCCTCTGATGGAGCGTGCCGAATAAAAACAAGCATCCACTACTTAGGGAAAACTATTTATATAGATATAAATGTTTTCTTGGCGATACTATCTTGCTAGATACAAGGATTTGACAGATGCAGGTATAGCTACCGAGGCCCAGGCTGTTCAGCACTGGAATATGTATGGAAAAACAGAGAATCGTGAAGGCTGTCCTTCTACATTAGATTACTACAAGAATATACCAAATCCTAGAAAAGTATGGTTGGATTCTGACATAAGTCCTAGTCCTGTTGGACGGACACTCACCATTATTAATGCCGTCATAGATTCTAATATTCGGGTTGACTGTCTCTTAAATAATATTCCATATTTCCAGGACTTAGGAACAGTAATTGTAAAGGGTGAGATTAAGATTCCATATCGGCATATGGAACTCTCACGAATCTTACAGGATCCTCAGATAATCAACGTGTATGATATGAATGAATACGAGCGTGTTATTACAACGGATGATTCGTATCTTGTAATTCGGCCTCTTAAAACTATGAACACTCTTAAAACGGGAATTGTAAAAGCTATTCTTCAGGGCCAAGAATTTGTTCCAATATCTCATTTAAATGCAGTATCAGAAGTATTTAGTGTTTTAGGTATTTCTATGCCTACTCATCTAGTTTCGCAATGACTACTACATCCAGAAGAACAGTAGTCTTCATATTTGTATCCAGATTCTGTAGCACAACAGACATCATGGGTATCCTTTGCTCCTGGGGACTTCACGCCAGTTTTAGGATCATAATATTGGCCACAAAATTTCTTTCCACAGCCCCAACACCATGAGCGTCCACAACCATGGCCTGTCTGAAATCCACTCTTAGTTAGACCACAGGCAAAAATATAATTACATGCTTCATCTTTTAAGGCCCACCGTTGACACCAGGGACATTGTTTTGCATCCATATAATATGGATTTATTTCTACGCCAAAACTTGACCAGGGGTACGTGACCCCCTCCCTTACTCATCATGTCTGACGCCTCTAAAATTAAGAAACTTACACAGCGCGAGCACATTCTACAGTTGCCCGATACGTATATCGGGTCACGGGATTGCCAAACAGAGAGTAGATGGATTTATAATCCGGCCGAGGCCAAAATGGAATGGCGCGAGGTCCAGATGAATCCTGGTCTATTCAAGATATTTGATGAAATTATTGTGAATGCTCTTGATCATGTTACTCGTCAGAGCTTGACCGAGTCCAAGGTGTCTAACATTCGTATTACTCTGGCTCCTGATCATTTCACCGTGTTCAATGATGGTGATGGTATTCCAGTCACTGTACATCCCGAGTACAAGGTCATGATTCCTGAGCTCATCTTTGGTCAGCTTCTGACCTCTTCTAACTACGACGAAGCCGAGGAGAAGACTGTGGGGGGCAAGAATGGATACGGAGCTAAACTTACAAATATCTATAGTACACGGTTTGTTGTCAAGACAGGTGATGCTGTTCGTAAGATAAATTACGAGCAGGTTTTCCAAGATAACATGGCCGTAATCGGTCAGCCAATCATGAAAAAGACAACGACCAAGCCATATACGGAGATTACATCGTATCCCGATCTTAAACGGTTCTATCCCTTGTCAAGCTCCACTGTTTTACCTGATGATATGCGGGCAATCATGTTGACTCGAGTCATTGATGCAGCTGCATTGTGCTCTTCTGCCGGTGTGACTGTATCGTATCGGCTACTCACAGAAGATCCATTTGTGAAGGCACCTGTTAAGAACTTTGAGTCGTACGTCAAGCTCTTCTTATCTGGTGGGCCTGTTTTCTACGAGAGGGCGGGTCCTCGATGGGAGGTCGCTGCGGTTCTAACACGGTGTCTCCATACTTCCGAGGGCGGTGTGCCAGAAGACCGTCATATCTCATTTGTGAATGGTATCTTCACCCGTCGAGGTGGTAAGCACGTCGACACTGTTAGCCGTGCAGTTTTAAATGCATTCTGTGATGGGCCTGGTAAGAAACTCGAGTTGAAACCCGCCCAGCTCAAAGATGCAGTTACATTCTTTGTAAATGCTACTATTGTGAATCCGTCGTTTGATTCGCAGACCAAAGAGACGTTGACTACTCCAGTGGCCAAGTTTGGTTCGGTATTTAAAATCTCAGATGCATTTGTGGCTAAGTTAGCAAAAGACGGTGGTCTTCTTGAAGAGGCCCAGGCTATTCTTGATGCACGCCGGTCTCGAGATGCCAAGAAGACCGATGGACGAAAGGCCGCTACTGTACGTGGTATTCCAAAGTTGGAGGATGCTACATGGGCCGGCACGGCCAAGTCGAGTGAGTGTACTCTCATTCTGACCGAGGGAGATTCAGCTGCATCTACTGCTATCTCGGGTCTCAAAGTAGTTGGTCGAGAGCGCTTTGGTGTCTTTCCGCTCAAGGGTAAGATTCTAAACGTCAAAGATGCCACTATGGAAAAGAAGACAAAAAACGAGGAGTTGACCCGTATCAAGCGTATTCTGGGTCTTGAGCATGGGAAAGTCTACAAAGATACTAAGAGTCTGCGATATGGCAAGGTGATGATTATGACGGATCAAGATGTGGACGGTTCCCATATCAAAGGTCTTCTAATCAATCTGTTTCATACTGAATGGCCCGCTCTTCTACAGCTCAATTTCCTGTGTTGTATGATGACGCCTCTGCTCAAAGTGTCAAAGGGAACTACTATTCTATCGTTTTATTCGGGTTCTGAGTACGATGCATGGCTCAAGACACCTGAGTCTGCTGGTCGATGGACAACAAAGTATTACAAGGGTCTGGGTACTTCTACCGCTGCGGAGGCCCGTGACTATTTCGTCTCGATGAATACGGTCCGATTCCAATGGGATTCTGCATCAAATGATCAGATTGATTTGGCATTCAATAAGAAAAGGGCCGATGATCGAAAGGATTGGCTTGGTACATATGACAGAGACCGGAATCTAGATATTCCGGCAGGTGGTGCAGATGTTTCATACAGCCGATTCATTAATGATGAGCTCATCCATTTCTCCAATGCAGATAATCTGCGTTCTCTGCCCCATGTCATGGATGGTCTCAAACCCAGTCAGCGCAAGATTCTGTGGGCCGCGCGCAAACGTAATCTTGTATCTGAAATCAAGGTAGCACAGTTGGCCGGCTACGTCAGTGAGAATGCTGCGTATCACCATGGCGAGGTCTCTCTGACTGCTGCAATTGTGAACATGGCACAAAACTTTGTGGGTTCTAACAATCTGAATCTATTGGTACCCAATGGTCAATTCGGTACTCGGCTCCAGGGCGGAGATGATGCTGCATCGGCAAGGTATATCTTCACCTCGCTCGAGCCTATTGGTTCTTCTATTCTATCAAAGGCTGATGACCCTGGTCTTACATGGCTAGAAGATGATGGTCAGACCGTGGAGCCGGAATACTATTTACCCGTTATTCCGATGCTTCTGGTCAATGGTTCTGTAGGTATTGGTACAGGATTCTCGACGGAAATTCTGCCATACAATCCTAGGGATCTTGTGACCTGTCTCAAACAGCGCCTCATGGGTGGCAAAGATATGTCGGGTATCCGTCTTACACCTTGGTGGGATGGTTTCAAGGGACCCACTATAGTATCAGCAGATGGAAAACAGGTGGTGACCAAGGGACTTTACCAGTTCTTGAACGATGATACAAATCGTGTTAGAATCACGGAGCTTCCTGTGGGGACCTGGACAAAGGTCTACAAGACTTTTCTGGATGAGTTGTTGTCAGGTGTTCGTGAGTCTGAGTCAGCATCTGCGGGTAAGTATCTCAAGTCGTTTCAAGAGGCATACAATGATGTAGATGTTGAGTTTATTCTGACTTTGGATGCGGAGTATTATTCAGAGGCACGGGCTTTTCCGGCCGAGTTTGAGAAGAAGTTTAAGCTGACTTCTTCGTACAAGTTGTCTAACATGGTGGCATTCCACGATGGTAAGATTAGGCGATTTGATGGCACAGGTGAGATTCTAGAGGCATTTTACGAGAGACGTCTTGCTGGTTATGTGGATCGAAAAGCATCTGAGTTGGCCCGTATGGATGCTGAGATTGTAGAGGTAGATGCAAGAGCTAGATTTATCAAGGCTGTTGTAGATGGAACATTGGTTGTGTCTAATGCAGCGGACACTGACTTGTTAGCGGGATTGCTTGCTCTTGGTCTACCTAGACAGTCTACTGGTGAACCTAGTCTAGCCGACTTTGAGTATGTACTCAAACTACGGATTGATCGTCTAAAGGCCAAGGCTGTCTTGGACCTAGAAGCGGAGCTCGAATTGCTAAAGGGTCAGCGAGCTACATTGAATGCTAAGAGCCCTGAGACCTTGTGGATCACGGATCTGAACATGTTTAGTGTGGCCTATGATAAGTTTCACGGGGCCAGAGTTGCATCTAGGGTTTCGGAAGACAAACCTAAGAAAGTGGTGAAGAAAAAGGTTTAAGATCGCCGAGTTTTTCTATTTCTATTTCTTTTTCTCAGTCTTGTCTGCCTGAACTTTCTTTTACCACCATTTTGTAGACATCTATTAAAAAATGTGTTCTCTTCTGGAGATAATTTAGCTAATTCTTCAGTTAAAATCATCTTTAATTCGGGTATGTTTGATATAAATTTAAGTTTTTCTACAAATAAATGATCACATGAATTTATTAATTTATGTTTATTTAATAATTCAGTAAGATATTCAGGGATTTTAGTTTTTGATGTTAAATATTGTTTAATAGTTTCAGTGTATCTATTAGGTAACGACGATGATTTCTCTAATAATGTATTATATTCAACCGTAAAATTATCTTTAGCACTTTCAAACGTATTCACTATAGGTTTTACAAAAAAAGACCATAGTAAATCATTAAGTTTATCAGATGTATTTTGATATCCGAACATGCTTTTCCATGATCCGCCATGCTGTGTCATTTCTACTATGGTATTAGAAAAATTATACACGTTTAATAATTCGTTATATAAGCTGGAACAGGGTTCTCCTTGTTCATCTTTCTTTTTGATTAAATGTTCTAAGAGACTAACAGTTGATCCAAATAGTCCTGTTTTCTTAGAAAAATATTCTTGTTCAGGTATATTATTATGTTTCATAACCAATAAACATATCAAAAATAATACTGATCTAACAAAATATTCTTCACCTTCAACTGTATTCTGACCACTACGTTTATCACAACTGAGAGGTCTAACAAGATTGTTTATTAATTTTTTTGCATAATCAATATTTATATTTTCTTGATTTTTATATGTATTAAATGCAACATTAATTGCCTTGTATATTGGTGTCATAACAGGATTATTCATGTTGTTAAACACATTTTTTTGTTGTTCTACTATAGTTTTGAATGCAGATACTGGTGACTTATTATTTTTATAAACAGACCCTGTAATGACCCCACGCCCTAATAGCATATTGAGTATAATATCAAACTCATTAAAAGTCAAAGACCGCCTAACATCAACCATCCCTTACTAGACTATTAGAAAAATCTATCAAAAAGGTTCTAAAAGAACCGATCAAAACTTGCAGACTTAGAACCCGTCTTGGTTAACTTGATAGGATGAGCCAACGGTACCGGCAGATTCTGCAAATCATGCAAATACGTCTTGTGCATACTGCACTCTGCCAAAATCTTAGGAACACACCAGTCAGCTACAAGCTGATTGAGGTCTGAAATCT